GTTCTTAATTGTTTCGGTAGACTTCTGTATTAATTGCCTTTGTACGTACTTGTGTGTTAGTATCTCTACATGGTCTTCTACGTGTGCTGATGTAGCTACCTTCGTAATAAGATCCATTAGATACATGTCACCGCCTACATTCTTTAAATTTCCGCTAGCGTTTAATTTATCAGCAATAGTTAATAAGTCTATATTTGAACTTGTCGAATGAAGTTCTGTTATCACATCGTAAATAAGCCGATTTGCGGGATAATAAAACATTTCCGATACAAGTATGTCACCCACTTCATTAATCGCTTCTTTATCTACTAGGATTGCGCCTAGGATAGCTTGTTCTATCTCTATTGATTGTGGTTGTATTTTTCCTTTGTCCATTTAGTTTAGTTTTTAAAACATTGTTAATTGTGACTGATGTTGTTTTAGTCGTTTGTTTCCGTTGTCAAAATATTCCTTATCTAGTTCGCAAGTTACTAAATCAAAGTTTAAATTATGACATGCAATGTCTAAACTTGCAGAGCCTCGGTGTGTATCTAGTATTTTATCACCTTCTTTTGCGTAGTTCATCAGTAGCCATTCGTATAATTTAACAGGTTTTTGTGTTGGATGAATACGTATTTCTTTGTTTTTCATGTCGCCTTGTAACATACCGTTCCATCTAAAAGTGTATTTTCTTACAGCAGTCTTAAAACTTGTATAAGCTAATTCGCAGTCCGCAAAGTTACCTGTGTTCTGTTTATCCCAAACTATCCAACACGAGCTATTAGCTGCAGGTATATTCTCTATAAAATGATTAGCTCCAAAAATAATAACATTTTTACAAACTCTTTTAAGTTCTATAAAGTATTCTATATCTGGCGCTATATTATCCCAATCTTTTTTTATATAATCTTTTGCTTTCGTAGCATTATTCCCTCCTATATTACCTCCATCCATTCCAATTCCATAAGGAGGATCTACAATAGCTAAATCAAAATAATTATCTGGATAACGTTTCATCATTAACATGTTATCTTCGTTTGTTGCTGTTATCATAATGTTATCCTATTTTTATAGTTCCTACTCGTTTATTTACTGCTGTTACTGCTTCGTCTTTATAGCTTTTACCGAAATCATTTTTAACCCAATTACTTAATCTGTGTGGTATTGAGTAGCTAGTTTGTTTCTCGAATCGCATTTTCTTATCGTTCTCTCCGTGCTCTGTCCAATATTGATAAAAGTCATTTAATGTTTTCTTTCCGTATTTAGATAAGTGAGGTAGTAAGGAATTTTTAAATTCCGCTTTAGCCTTCTTTATTCTTTCTATTCTATTATCTTCTTTTATCTTATCTTGTCTTCTCTTCTCTTCTCTTATGGCATCACTTTCGCTTTGCGGATTTAATGCGGTCGCATTGCGGTCGCATGTTTTATCTTCTAACTCCTTAGTTTTGCGTCTTTTATCCCATCCTAGTTTTGCGTTTTTACTATTCTGTTTGCTTGTATCTTCAAACTCCAGTAACTGTTCGTTAAGAAAATCAATACTAATAAGGTCGTCAATGATATGTATAATACCTTCTTCATGAAGCGAATCTAATGCGGTCGCATTGCCACCGCATAACTTTTGGATAGCTAATTTTAAAGGCATATTTCCAAGCCTTGACCAATACATAGAGCATAAATCTATATAAAGACCTTTATCCTCACGGCTACACATTTGTATATTACCGTTTTCCCATTGGTTGGGTTCAAATTTAAAGTATGGTAGTTCCTTTGCCATGACTTAAAATTTATTAAATTCTGCTTGAATTCTTAATAGTTGTCCTATCAATTTGTTTAGCTCTCCTTTACCTAGAGACATGGTTTTAGAGCTGTTTATATCCTTGCTGTTTACATTGATATGAACTCGTTTTTTTTCGTTGTTAGACGTAAGGTTTAATGCTTCGTGTCCTTGGTTCCCTTTGAATGTGATTACCATAATTTAATTATTATTTATTGTTGTTTAATTATTAAGTGTTTAATCTACTTTTTCAAATCTAACTTTACTCATTGTGGCTTCTGTTCCGAAATCACATATAACAGTATAATAAATATCTAATTCTTCTAGCATTACATAAACTTTACCTACTGTTAAGAATTTGTAATTTTGGTTATCTATACATTTTAATCTTTGTATCTTGATTGTTTTCATAATCTATATTTATTAAGTGTTTATTTACTAGGAAATAATGTTACTATAACATAATCTCTCATCACTACGCTATGCCCGTAATTTAAAGGGAATTTTCCAGAACCTCCAATACTAGAAACTATATCTATTAATTCATCTGTTACTATGGCTTTTTTAATGATATTCAAATCCATACCTCCTACTCTTTCCAAATACCTAAGTACTGCGTGGTCTGAAACTTCAATCACTTTATTTTTGTTTTCTTCATTTTCTATATCTTTTTTTACTTTTTCTATCTTCAAGGAAATAGAACTTCTACTCCTTTGCATTGTTGCTATATTTAATTTTAATATAGAAGATTGGTTGTTTAGTTTTATTAATTTGTTTTTTAGTTCCATGTTTATAATATCTAATTTTAGTGTATAAAAAACCACTTAAGGATTGGCTATTGTCGAGAACGCCGCACCTTAAGTGGTAAATGTTTTTCGTTTCTGGTCTCGACTCCTAGTAACTTGTGGCTAAGATACAAAATATTTTTTAATTATCACGGTTCAATGTCTTTTATATTAAAATAACCCACCTTCCTACGACTCAAATACTCGTTTATTATTAAGCTTACAGTATGCCATTTTAACTTTAATTTTTTAGCGATCACCGATGTTCTATTGTCGTGTGTGGTTAAGAATAGATCAACAACGCAGTCGTACTCATTTTCATCTATCAACCTGGCTTTACTTCCTCCTCCTGCTGTTGTTCTTATCATGGTGTTTGGTTAGTTGTGGATGTTTCCTGTGATTTCTAAAACTGTCGTAATTCCATCAAACTTTGTTCCTTTACAATAACGCAATGTTCCTTCAAATAAGAATTCATGAAGTGAACTATAATACTTTTTATATTTATCTTTGTGATTACCTATTAATCTAAAAGTACCGCGTTCGTATTTTACAACAACTATTTGGTCAAACAAGACAAATTCACCATAAATCGTATCACCCTCGTAAATATCATTTCCGTTTTTGTCTTGTAGTCCTGTGAATTGGCATAATGTATCTCTTTCAAACTGCACCCACATATTAGTGTTATCGCAATTTAAAGAGTGTTCCATTCTGCAATCTACCTTAACCCATTCGCCATCTCCCGCCTCTTTTAAGTCGCAAACTTCTTCATTTAATAGTATAGAATCACTGAACACCCACCCTTTACCGTCTACTCTTTTTGCTTTAAATTTTATTTCTCTCATCTCGTTATGTTTTAAATTAGTTTTTAATATAGTATTCACAACCGCCATCAGCTAAATCCTCTTTGAATCCTGCGTATGCTTGGCTGTATTTACTAGGAGTTGCGGTAAATCGGTAACATGTTTGTCTTTTTGAACATGTGATGTTGTGGCACATTGCTATATCTGGCATGACTTTTTTAATTTAATTTTACGCAATGAAAAACGTTTATCTATTAATTTCATCAACTGTTCAAAATTATCAGTGTTGTTGTTTCGTTTTATGTCGTTTAAGCTTTGTACACTCTCTTTAAACCATTTAGGATTTGTCTTTATAAGTATATCCATTGCTTTAGGTAGTTGATGAGTCATCAAACTAGTGTCGAATATGTAATTTAACATTTCGTAAACGTCTCCAATTTCTGTTGATAATCTACCGTCTAAGATAGAGAATGCTTTTTTAAGTGATACTTTCATAATTATTTAGTTTTTAGATTAACCCATTACCGCAATCACTACTGGAAAATTCACAATTCAATATTTAGAATGTAGCGTTGCGGGTTTTGTCGAGGGTTGTTAGTTGTTAAAATCTACTTGAATAAGCGTTTTCTAGTCTCTTTTTTAAGTCTTCTATCTCTTCTAATAGGTCTTGGTTTAAGTCTTTTACAATATCTTCTTTGTGGTTTCTGTAAATAGACTTTCTTATAGTGTCAAAATCATGCTTTGAATGACCTTTATTGTTGTAGTTAGATATTCCGTCTATTATTTTTTGTCTGTAATTAAACCAATGATCGCTCTCAACCTCGTTAGCTATTTCGTAGTAGAATTCATTTGTGATTGTTCCTATCAATTCCTTTGCTCTATCTAAAAGTTGCTTATCGAACTTAATCATTAAGTCT